TTTTTTGACAGCATTCACGAGGATGTGTATGGGGCAACTGATCCCACTGCCGAATACATTCGTGCCCTTGGTGATTATGCACCGGGATCATTTGAACGTTTTGCAGAACTAACACAAATTGCTGGGCAAACCAAGATTCCACGTGCCCGACTCATGCTTGAAGAACTATTGGCCAACAATGGCCAGATGCTAGAACTTCTCAATCAAATTTTTCAAACAGCGACAGAAGAGAACCAGCAAGGAATTGCTAACTTCTTGGCTGAGCGCATTGATGCTCATCAAAAGCATGGATGGATGTTGAGAAGTTATTTGAAAGACCAGCGAGCATGAGCAACGACATCAAAAGCATTTTAGAACGCATGACTGTACTGGAAGGCAAGACCACTCCAGTAAACGTCAAGCACGGATTAAACTCTCAACAAAAGTCAGTGCACCAGTTGCCCGCACTGTTCAAGCCCAAGAGTGCTAGTCCTGTGCTCAACAGCAAAAAAGATCCTGAGCATCCCATGCACGGTGAACTGGTTGGCGACAGCGTCGAACCAAAACAAACGGCTCTTGAAGAAGCAATGACTGATATCGAAGAAGACATGGTCAGCAAAGTCAAACGTGATCTTACTCATTATCTGGATAGCCTGGGACAAAAAGTCAGTGACGATGGTCGCAGAGATAGCAAACAAAATCACTCAGACCAGTTGTCAAAAAAAGAACAAATTGATCGAGCACTTAAAAACAACGCAGCTGACAAACAAACAGATATCGCTGTAAAGACCTACACCATGGAAGACGGTGCAGTGATAGAATGCCACGGCGATGACAAACAAGGTTTTGAATTGCGCAGCGGTGGTCGTGCTATGCCTACTAAATTTCGTAATACCGATGACGCTGACATGGCAGTGAAAATTTACCAACGTCGAAATTCAAAACAGATTGATCCTGGATCAGACCAAGACTACATAGAAGAACGATAAAATGAATCTCAATGAATTGTTTGAAGAAATTCCTGTTGCTAGTGGTATGATCAATCCTGCTACAGGCAAAGCATGGTTGCCAAGCGAGCTTGCGGCAGCAGACGATGCTGAACAAAAAGTACAACAAGCGCAGGCAGCAGCAGCAGAACAAGCTGCCAAGAATAAAGCAGCAGCAGAAGTGGCCAAATATCCAACATCGTCTACGGCTCCAGCGCCTAGTGCAATGCAATACAAAGGTATACTGGCGCCTAAACAAAAAGCAAAACCTGTTGACTTCACACAAACTGCTGGATCAGGGTTCAAATTGCCCGGTACTCCTGCTGTGCCAAGTGTACCAAACATGACTCAGGCACCAGCCAAAGTAACGGCACCTACAAAAACCGAGCCCGGCGCTTCTGCATTTAGAGACATGTCGGCGCATTTGATTACTGCTCCTTCGGCTACACAGCCTGTATCAACTCCGGCACCGAGTTACCAACGAATCCCAAAGTCTACCTTGCTACCTAGAAGCAACAAAATGCAAGATATTATAACTCAGTTGACCGGACAGATAAAAACTATTAGAGACAAGGACGATTTAAAAAAAGTCAAACAAAACATTGATCGTGCGTTTTCTCGTCAAGGTGTAGTGACAGAATCTGCATTTGTCAAAAGAGATATACTAGTAAAACGTGCTGTTGCTAAACTGGCACGTATACTAAAATGAATCCACCTTAGGACCGTTGTCGCTACCGGTTAGGAGCTATGCTCCAGGCGTCAAACAGGCGGCTGCTGCCTGGATCAGAGTTACGCCAGACTCTGATCAAAGTGAGCAAATACATTTTGACTTCTCCTACAGTAACAGTTATACTAACTGACTACTTTAGGAGATTTCTATGGACCAACCAAAAACATTCAACGGCGATCAAAAAATTAAATTGATTCAAATTATCAACGAGGGCATGCAAGTGACTCAGGAAATTGAAACACTCACCGGCGGACTCAACGACACTATCAAAGCTATTGCTGAAGAACTTGAGATCAAACCAGGTGTGCTAAAAAAAGCCATCAAGTTGGCGCACAAAGCCGAGTTTGGCAAAGCCAAACAAGATCACGAGTTGCTAGAAACAATTCTTGAAACAGTTGGTAAAACACTGTGATTCGTACAACCTGTCCGGTGCCTTTTGACGTATCACGCAAGTGTATTGAAACTGTTTTGCTGGACAAAAGATTCTATAAAAAACCATTTCCTGATGAAGCGCAGCGCCTTGAGATAAAGGAAAAAGTCTTGCTGGGACATACTTTGTATAGAAATGCAAACTTTGTTGATATATATGCTCCTTGCAAAGTTTATTTGTACACAGGAGATGCGCCGGACCTGAATCGATACAAACAGCAAGACAAAGTTACGGTATGGACCACAACAGTGTATACCCAAGAGGCTGCTGTGTTACAAGGCAGCGCAGTTGTTGGTACAAGTCCGCACTGGTATTCACTGTATTTTGATCATTTTGATTATCAATACAAGGACGTTGAACCAATCAAGGATTTCAGTTGCTTTATCAATCGAATGGATGTAAATCGGCAGAGCTGGTTGTATCTGTTGCTACGACGAAACATATTTGATCGGGGGTTTGTGTCGTATAACATGGATGTGTCTCGGTTGGACAATTATGACCCGGCTATGACTGCGTCTGAAGTGTTTGAGCAGCAATATCAAAGCTATATGACTATTTTTGAGGCTGAGCATACAATTGCAAAATCGTTGGTGCCTTATCGAAATTTTGACCCAGGTAATGACGCTGCTGACATAATACTACAAAGTCGTGTTAGTCTAATTCTAGAAACTTATTTCTGCAACAATGATGAAATCACATTTACAGAAAAAACTTTCCGATCTCTAATCCTACCAAGGCCTTGGCTGTTGTTTTGCTCAAAGAATGCTGTTGCAACATTGAGAACATGGGGTTTTGACACGCTGGATGATCTTGTCAAGCATGATAGATACGACAAGGTTGATGATCCTATACAACGTCAAACTGTAATACTTGAGATGTTGCAAGAAATGTTGAATTTTGATGTAGCTGCAAACAGATCAAGGCTGCAACAGGCCGCATCCCATAACTTAAACTTGATAAAACAATGGCGACAAGATTTGCCAATGATTGCTGCACAAGATACAAAAACACTTCTTGACAAAATTTATGATCTGTACGGTGGAAACTAAGTACAGCAACGAACCGCTCACGTTACGAGCATGAATCACGGCTTACCGGCCATAAACGGAGAAAAATGAGTTATATTGACGCACTATATGATCGTGAACACGATCGAATCCACGTGGTTGAACGACGTAATGGCACAAGAGTTTTTAAAGAATATCCTGCCAATTACATTTTTTATTACGACGACCCCAGGGGCAAGTTTCGTAGTATCTATGACACTCCGGTGTCACGATTCAGCACACGAAACAACAAAGAATTTCGCAAAGAAGTTCGCATGCACTCGGGCAAACAATTGTACGAGAGCGATATCAATCCTATCTTTCGATGCCTGGAAGACAACTACAAAGACCAAGACGCGCCCGAACTGTACACAGCGTTTTTCGACATTGAAGTAGATTTTGACAAAAAGCGTGGGTTTAGTCCAGTTGAAGACCCCTTTAACCCAATCACAGCTATTTCGGTATATTTGAACTGGCTGGACCAACTGGTCACTTTGGCTGTGCCACCCAAGCACTTGAGTATGGCAACTGCACAAGAAATGGTAGCAGAGTTTGATAACACATTCTTGTTTGAAAAAGAAGAAGACATGGTCAAGATGTTCTTGGATTTGATTCAAGATGCTGATGTGTTGAGTGGCTGGAACTCCGAGGGCTACGACATTCCTTACACAGTAAATCGTTGCACAAGAATTCTTAGCAAGGACGACACTCGTAAGTTTTGCTTGTGGGGGCAGTTTCCGAAAAAGCGTATGTTCGAGCGATTTGGTGCAGAAAAAGAAACATATGATTTGGTGGGCCGGGTCCATATGGACTATATGCAATTGTATCGCAAGTACACCTATGAAGAACGTCATAGCTACAGCCTGGACGCCATTGCTGAGTATGAGCTAGGGGATCGAAAGACACAATTCGAAGGTACACTGGATCAACTGTACAACCAACACTTTAAAACATTTATTGAATACAACAGACAAGATACTGCACTGTTGGACAAGCTGGATAAAAAGTTGCGATTCTTGGAACTGGCCAGTGAACTAGCACATGCCAACACTGTGTTGTTGCAAACCACAATGGGCGCAGTAGCTGTGACTGAACAGGCTATCATCAACGAAGCACATGAACGCGGAATGGTTGTTCCTAATCGTAAAAATCGAGACGACAGTGTAGACAACCAGGCAGCAGGTGCATATGTTGCATACCCTCGAAAAGGAATGCATGAATGGGTAGGATCAGTTGACATCAACAGTCTGTATCCATCGGCGATTCGTGCCATGAACATGGGACCAGAAACAGTAGTTGCACAACTGCGCCCTGTTATGACTGATCGATATATCAAAGATCAGTTGGCCAAAAACGGTGGCAAGTTTGCAGAAGCATGGGAAGGCTTGTTTGGTAGCCTCGAGTACACTGCTGTGATGAACACAGAAATTGGCACAGAGATTACAATTGACTGGCAAGATGGATCCGAATCAACACACTCAGCAGCTGAGATCTGGAATATTGTGTTTGACAGTCATCAACCTTGGATTCTCACTGCCAACGGAACTATTCTCACTTACGAGAAGAAAGGTATCATTCCTGGCTTGCTAGAACGATGGTACAGTGAGCGCAAAGAGATGCAGGCCAAAAAGAAACAGGCAACCGATCCTAAAGATATTGCATTCTGGGACAAACGTCAGTTGGTCAAGAAAATTAACCTAAACAGTTTGTACGGTGCTATTCTTAATCCTGGTTGCAGATTCTTTGACAAGCGTATCGGGCAAAGTACTACACTAACTGGTCGTGCAATTGCCAAGCATATGGATGCATATATCAATGAGTGTATCACCGGCGAATATGATCATGTGGGCAAAGCAGTCATCTACGGTGATACAGACTCGTGCTATTTTAGCGCTTGGCCTGTGTTGCAGGCAGAAGTTGAAGCAGGCCGCATGGAATG